TTCTTACCAAAAGTAAAATATAATGGCGCAGATATTCCAGTAACAGATGGAAGCACTTTGCCAATTACATTACCATTCGTAGCATTGTTTGACGCTACCGAAGCTTCAACACTTACTATTACACGTTCGTAAGTAAACGGGTAGATAGCAATTATGCTGTCTACCCTCCCAACCAATTAGAGGAAACATTATGGTTAAATTATTAATCAAGCCAACGAGTACAGAACTAATTATTAAACACCCTGCAACCGGGTCCGAATACTTTGATACAGCCGACGGTGATAAAATACAATGTATATTGACCGTTGTAGGAAGTTCAAGTAAAGAATTTCACGATGCTATTGTTGATATGCCGCCCTATGCCGCTCTTACAGACTCTACAGAAGGCGACAAGGTTATCGCCGCACTTATTGTTGGCTGGAAAGACAACGGGTTTATTGACACTCCGTATAGTAAAGATGCCGCATTAGAGTTAATTGAGAATCCAGAGAATTTGTGGCTGAAAGCACAAATAAAAGCTTTTGTAGAAAACAACAAGAATTTTTTTGTATCCGGGGCGAAAGACTAAAAGACTTTATTAGCTACAGTCTTAAGATGGACGTCCCGGATGCAACCGGGCTAACGATTCGAGAACAATTATTGCGACTTGAAAAGAAAACTAAGGTGCGCCCGTTAGCGTTAGATGAAGAGCCCGTCGTAACTGCGCAAGAACGCAAGTTTGCTAGTTTCTTCTGGAGACTAAAGCAAGCTTCATCAAACGAAGTGAATATTGCGGCGATAAATAATTGGTGTACTGCTTATAAAACTAGCATTTCTCCAATTGAAGTAGACTTTTTACTCGGCATGGAAAATGTAGTAAGGCAGGAACTCAACAAAGGATAACAGCATGGCAAAAATCGCAGACGTTATTGTAAAAGTTAATACTAGAGATATTGACAAAGCCAATACAAAGTTAGCAAAAGCTGAAAAGCAAACTAAAACATTAACAACCGGCTTTAGTAAGATGGGTAAAGCAGTTAAGGGTGTTGGCGTTGGTTTCTTAGCAGTTGCCGCCGCGGCAACCTTAGCCTTCCGCGCCATGGACAAATCACTCAAGTTTGCTGACAACATTGCAAAGTCAGCTAAATCAATTGGCATAACTGCTGAAGCATTCCAAGAATTAACCTTCGCCGCTGAACTATCTGGACTCTCACAAGAAGGACTAGTTAAAGGCTTTATTAAATTAGAGCGAGCATCCATTGACGCCCAACGCGGATTAAAAACTCAAATAGATGCATTTGCAGATATGAATATTGTTGTTGAAGACTTAAAAGGATTAGCACCTGAAGAGCTATTCAACAAAGTAGCAGACGGCATTGCATCTATTGAAGACCCAATTCGCAGAGCAGCAGTTAATGCGCAGATATTTGGTGCGCGAAATAAAGAAATGACTATCTTAATGGAAGACGGTGCAGAAGGCATTGACGTGATGCGCAAGTCAGCACGTGATTTAGGTTTAGTTTTATCAAACGAATTAGCAGACGCAGCTGAAAAGAACAACGACCGCTTGGAAACAATGAAGAAAGTTATTACAACTGAATGGGTTCAGTTATGGGTTGAGTGGAGCGACACTATACTACAAGGCTCAAGTTACTTAATTAACTTAGCAAAGGCAATGGGCAAGTGGGTTAAAGAAACACACCCAGGCGTCCAAACACTTGAAGAATTAAAAGCAGCACTAGCAGACTTAGATGCTGAGATTCAAAACAATCAAAAATTAGTAGATGAGTCAGTTACTGCCGAAGAGTATGAACTTGAACTTAAATATTTAAACGAATCAAAAGCGGCATATGGCGAAAAGAAGGCGGCACTTGAAAAGTTAATTAAAGTCAAACAAAAAGAAGCAGACATTGACAAACAGCAAGCAGACATTCGTAAAGCGGCCGAAGACAGAAGGCAAGACCTTACAGAGCTTGATAACTTTTTAACTGCAAAAACTAAAATGGAAGAAGACGCAGAGCTTGTTAAAATAAGATTAATTCAAGACGAGCGACAAGCACTTATATCGTTAAACGATTACAAACAGCGAAAAGCTTTTGAAGAAATACAAGAGCTTGAAATTAACAACGACCAGAAATTATTATTGCAACAAGACTATTTGCGATTACGTTTAGAGAACGAAACTACAACACTTGACCGGATGGCGGAAGCGGCAATCGCATCAAATGAAGAAATAGGAGATTCACAAACTTCAATAAGCGAGATGATGGCAAACAACACCGAGCAATGGACTAATAAAGCTTCTGGAGACCTTGCCGCTATGGCAGTAGCAGGTAAAGCATCTTTCTCTGAGATGGCCAATAGTATAATAAGTGATATACTAAGAATGATAATCAAACAACAGATATTTAATGCGCTTAGTGGCTTTATTGGTGGTGGCGTAAGTACCGCGGCACAAGGCATCGAAACACAAACGGGGTTTACTGGAGGTGCAAGTGGAGTGCTTAACGGATCAGAATTTGCAAACTTTGCAAAAGGTGGAGTCATTGGAACAAATACAAAGTACAGAGGCCACACTACTGGTGAAGCCGGCCCTGAAGGAGTACTACCACTAAAACGAGACCGTAACGGTGTGCTTGGTGTATCTGCATCAGGAGCAAGTGCTAACCCAGCTAGTCCTACAAATGTAACTATTATAAATAATACCCCAAGCGAAGTTTCGCAACAATCTAGTTTAGTTAATGGCGAAAAGCAAATAACTATTATGGTCGAAGAAGGTTTAAACACACTTGCACAAAGCGGCAAGCTTGATAAAGTTATGGCGAAGTACGGTAATACACGAAGAGGAATAAGATAATGGCACAGACTTGGCCACCATCACTACCCGATTACTTTTTAGGGGCTGGGTACTCAGAATCACCAAAGGACAGCGTTATTAGAACAGCAAATGATATTGGACTTGAATCATTACGTAACAGATACACAACAACCATTACAGAAATAAATGGGTCAATGCATCTAACACAAGTACAAGTTGATACATTAAATGATTTTTATGCAAACACACTAAATGCAGTACTAACATTTGATATGATTAATCCAATTACGTCAGCAGTTCGCGAGTTGAGGTTTAGAGCTCCACCACAGTTTAGTTCGTTAGCTGGTGAGTATTATACAGTAGTGATGTCGTTAGAAACAGTATAATGACTATTCAGAACCAAAATAGTATTCAGCAGAGTAGGCAACGTGAAAAAGAACAAGCTGTCTTTAACCTGTTGACAGTTTATGAAGGTACCCCTTTGCGACTAGTTGATAACTTAACAGATGTAGTTAGCAACGGAAATACGTTTAGTGCATTTGGGTTCAGTGTTGAATTTAGCCCAAACGACGGGGAGACTTTACAAACCATACAGCTAGTATTTGACAATACAACACTTGAGATGATTGATTGGATACGTTCATTTACATCACCAATTCCAATCAAACTTGAGACGGTGTTTAGCGGTGACTTAGATTATGTTGAACAATCAATAAGCGAATTAGTTATTCGCTCAGTTAAGTATGATGTAAAAAGTATTACAGCAACATTATCAGCGGATGATGATGTAAATCAATTATTGCCAAGCGACACATATAATTCGCTTGACTGGCCAGGACTGTTCTAGTGTTTGCTAACTGGGGTGATAATTATATTGGTATCCCGTATAAACTACACGCTAACACAATGGAAGAATGTGATTGCTACGGGCTTGTTCAATTAATATATAAGAACGAATATGAAATAGCATTACCAAGTTATAATAACGAGTACAGCCAGACTAGTACTCGTAAAGAACTTGCAGAGACTTTTGCAAGTCACGAAGATGATTGGATTAAACACGCATACCCGGTTGTTGGGGATTTAGTTTACTTTCAATTAAACGGGCACCCGAAACATGTAGGTGTTTATTTAGGAAACAATTTATTTATTCACACACTGAGAGAAGGTGGCTCAGTTTCAGTAGGTGATATTACAACTACCAAATGGAAAAACAGGGTATTAGGTTATTATAGATATGTCAACAGTACAGTATAGACCCACAATAACAACGTCAAGGAATGATGTTAATTTTTTAACCGAGCCTGGTAGAACCCTTCAGACGATTATAGATGACTTAGCTGTCCCTATGAACTTGGTAGAAAGTTTACGTGTATCTATTAATGGAAGTTACGTCCCCCCAAGCACCTTTAAATTTATAACGCCTAAGGCAGGCACAGACATTAAAATATTGCTTGTGCCGCAAGGTGGCGACTTTTTACAAATAGCTGGGTTAATTGCCCTTGCTGTAGCGGCCGCATACACTGGTGGCGCAGCGGCAGGCGCGTACGGCGCATTTGCCGGGGCGGCTGTATCAGTTGGTATTACAGTAGCAGGTACGTTGGCACTCAACGCCATATTCCCACCACCAAATGCCCCAGAGATGAACGACCAGGGAGAGGCTTCAGCCGCCTTAACTGTTACTGGGCAAGTTAACAGTGCGCGATATGATAAAGGTGTCCAACGTATATACGGCACGGTAAAAAACTACCCGCCAATAGGTGCGCAACCGTATACTGTCTCAAGTGCAAACGACCAGTACTTGTATATGTTATTTGATATGGGGTACGGTGAGGTTGACGTAAGCGAACTAAAACTTGGCAATACAAATATAACAGATTTTCAGGAAGTGGAAGTTAAAGTCCACAACGCGGTAAAGGATAGTAACGACTTAGATTGGTTTACAAGCGATGTTGATACGTCAGCAGTTAACGTTGAAATGTCTGATGGTGACCCAACCACAACAAGAACATCAAGTACAGAACAAAAGTTTGCACAATTTGACTTATTATTTAATAGTGGTTTAGTTGGTTTCTCATCAACGTTAAAAGAAGTAGAGGAATCTGTAACATTTACTTTTGTGATTAAAGATGAGAACGGTGTTGTGCTACTGCCTTCAGAGTATGCGGTGCATCCACTTGATACAGGACAACGCTACTGGAACAGTGTATCATCATCAGTTATTGCTGGGACAATTAATGTTGTTGGTAAAGAGAAAGACGGTTTTGGTATATCATATGAGTTGCGCACTGTAGCACCAACTAGCAAGGTAACAATTGAATTAACAAGAACAACTTCAACAGATAATGGCGTTACAACTATAAACAGATGTGCGTGGACCTCACTCAGAACCTTTAGAGATAGTCCAGCAATCAAACAATTTAGATTAATTGACACCGGCGTTTACGCTACACACACAATGATTGAAATGCGTATTAGAGCAACGGACCAATTGTCTGGGTTAATTGACGACTTTAATTGCGTGGCAAGTGGTAAGGTACGAACCTGGGACGGCGCAACATTTACAAGCAATGTAGTCAGTGATAATCCTGCATGGGTTTACGCAGACATTTTAACCGGGACAATGAATCAACATCCAAAAGACGACACTGCGGTTAACTGGTCAGAGTTATTGAGATGGGCTGACTTTTGTGATGAGCTTGTAACAGGACAAGACAACACCTTATCCAAATCGCATACGTGCAATTTCGTACTTGATTATAGTGCAACAATGTTTTCATTAATGTCTGAGGTTGCGGCAGTAGGACGGGCGTCACCGGACGTCTATAATGATCAATACAGTATTATATTTGAAGAAGAGAAATCGCAAAAAGTTCAGATGTTTACAAACATGAACAGTTCAGGATTTCAAAGCAATCGTTCGTATTCGCAATTACCAGATGCAGTAAAAGTGTCATTTAAAGACCCGGCTAGCGACTGGGTTATGCGTGACTTGATTGTTTACAACGATGGCTTCGATGAAACAAATGCTAAGATATTTGAAACCATACAATCACCAAAAACACTAAGCTCTGACGAGGCGTACCGAGAAGGGCGTTACTGGTTAAAAGCGGCCTCGGTACGCCAAGAGGAAATATCTTTTGTAACTGATATTGATTGGTTAGAATGTAGGCGTGGCTCGCTAATTGGTTTTCAGCAAGACGTTATGCAAGTCGGTGGCACAGTAGCCCGTGTCAAAGAAGTAGATGGCACAGTACTAACACTAGACACTGATGCAAATATGAATGGCAACCAAGTAGGTGCTTTTGAATTACGACCACAAGTCGGAACTATTATATCTGGACCAATTGCAGTATTCCAACTCGCGGCTCCAAGAGTTATAGATATAGGGGTAGCAGGTGCAAGCGTTGGCGACCTGATTGTTATAAATGAATTTGGTAAGTCCTCGTATGAATTAATAGTTAAAGCTATTGATGTAAATGCTGATTACACCGCAACAATAAATTGTGTGGAGTATGCGCCAGCGATATTTGACCTTGCAAGTGACCCAGTGCCGACATATAACCCGAATACTGTAACAGTTTACGCACCAAATAATGTACCCACAGTAATGGAGACACTAGTAGCAAGCGAAATATTAACGCTAGTGACTGGCACATATTACGCAAGTATTAAACTTGATTACACTCCAGGGCTTGGGCCGGTACCAGTTCGTTATAAAATATATAAGCAGGCAACTGATTTTTCTTGGGAACTTGTTGGCACGACCACAAATTTAAGTTACACTTGGGGTAGTACAATTTTAATTACAAGTGAGTCTATTGTAGGTGTGAGTCATAGTTTTGCTGTAGTAGGTGTCTCAGCTAATGACGAACACCTAACTCCCCAGACAGCCAAGCAGGTTACAATTGTGCCACAAGGTAGTACAACAAAACCTGCGGCGCCTGATTACTTTAATGTTGAAAATACTGCTGAGAATACAAGACGCTTCTGGTGGGGCTATGATGTCACTTCGGTGCCTAATGACCTAGCCGGTTTTAAAATTAAATATACACGCTCACTTGAACAAGACTGGGGCTCAGCAACATCATTACACGATGGTTTATTAATTGACCCGCCTTTTGAAATACGTGCGCTACCACAAGGAGCACAAAATGTAATGATGCGAAGCGTTGATGTAGCTGGTAATGAAGCAACCGTTAGTCGTGTCATTACGTTTGACATTGGTGACCGCCCAGTTGCAAATGTACTATTTCAAGAAGACATGTCGCTACCACGTACCCCTGCTTCCGCATTATGGGGCGGGTTTGCCGTTAAAGGAAACCCTGTTATTTTAAGCACTAACTTGTCAGCAGATACTAGCACTAGCGGGGTTATGTGGAGCTCAACCGCTACTGACCTTATGTGGAATGATGCTGATGCCCTTATGTGGAATACACCGAACGACAGTTTTGTTTGGGGTAAGAATATAACTGTACCTGCGGCTGGCATAACAACCATTGCACAAACAGGTAACGGTGAACTGAAATTAAAATATAGCAGTGGCACTTATCCGGATTCATTTAGGCAAGTTGAAAACGCAATCCCAGCACCAGGAGCAGAGGATTTTCTAAAACTTGCCGATGGTGGCACAGTATGGACAACCAAAGGTACACTAACATCAATACTCCAAACAAGCTCATCACTCCGTATCGGTCCAGATGGTTCCCTTGATAAAGTTTGGAGGATGACAGGAGCAGCTAACGGTGCCGCCTTACGCAATGATGTCCCATTTCCACTAACAGGTATGGGTACATGGACTTATTTTTCAATCTCGGTACGCAAAGGAACGCTGGGTAGACTTGACGGCTCGTACCCAGGTCTCTGGATGCAGTCCGGAGCAAGAGGTGTTCTATTCATGATTGATAAGCTAACTGGTGAAACAGGAGTTGAGAACGTGGGATCTGCAAGTCTCCCTGCGGTTGTACACGGGTCGACTGACCAAGGCGACTTCTGGAGATTTACTTGTGGATGGGAATACACACAATCAGATACATATGAGATCTGGCCAGCAGCAGGCGCCAACTCGGATTTTGTGTACGACGTCAATGCAAGCGGCGCCAGTGATTTCTTTGGCGCAATGGTTCAAAGAGGGAATACCCCTATCGAGTATACACCACTGTCATCATTAATTTACAGCGGCACAGGACAAGGAGTTATCCCGTACACATCACCAGTCTTTTTAGACGCGGGTGATTATACATTGCTTGTTGATTCAGTTAAAGCCGTTGATGTAAATAGACTTGACACACTTGACTGGACAACCGATGTAGACGACATAAATGAAACTTTGATAAGTATATCAGTAGCGGCTACTGGCGATACTATAGTGCCTTTAACAAAGCCTTTTGTTGCCGTCACTAATGTTGGAGCCACTGTGCAGAACTATTTACAAACACCCGAAATTGTAAGCACTACGCCAACAGATATAACAGTCCGCATTTATGATGTTGCTTCGGGTAATCAGGTAGCGGGATTATTAGATTTAAGAATACAAGGATACTAAGAGGAATAAATTATGACACAGATATTATTGCCACCACAAGGTGACTTTACAGATGCAAATACAACTGAAGGTGAGTACAAAGTAGCCCAGGATAGTTTAGTTGAGTTTCTATCTAATACACTAGGAACAGTTAGTGGTACGGCTGGCGAAGGCTATCTTGCGCTTGCAAAAGGTACCACAGTCTCCCAACCAGCAATAACATCTGATGGTTGGCTCCGGTTTAATACAGACCGAAATAAATTTGAAATAAGCAACCTTACATCCACCAACTGGGATGAACTTCTATGTGGCACGGTAAATGGCACCTGGGCAAATAATATTGAAGTTGACCAAACTGGTGCCTTGCGCGTTATATCAAGCACAACAGATTGTGAATCTGCAATTGAAAGCACAAGCGGGAGTGTAACTGTTGGAGTAAACGCAACTGAACGATATATTAAATGCACAGGCACAGAGCCATTAAAGATTTATATTGATGGCGTAGGTGTTATGAAGCTTGATGCCAGTGGCAACTTAACAGTGATAGGCACAATAACACAACAAGGAACAGTCTAATGCCAGTAAAACCAAGTGGTGAATTATCAATAACTGATATTGTAAATGAGTTCGGGGGAACAGACCCCGACAGTCTTGCTGAGTACTATAGAGGTGCTGGACTTGTTACGGAGAATAATACTGGAGTGCCAACATCTGGTGAGATGAATATGTCTGTGTTTTATAACACGGCATTGATTGTCTATAAAGAAGTAACGGCAAATACAGCAGAGTTAGTTATGTCAGATTACTTCACTCCAACTGAATGGAACAGTGTAAAGGCAAAGGTACTTACTATTAACGCCGGTGTTACAATTGGTTCTAATAGTGTAGGTACACCGGCAGTACGAACAGGAGTACTCGTGGGTGGATTAGCATTGGGCGGCTCACTTGAACTTGAAGTAAATGGATACATTTATGGCGCTGGCGGAACAGGTACAGCAGGCGTAGGTGGCATAGCACTACAAGCTGAGATTGCACTGATTGTTACAAACAACACACGCATATATGGTGGTGGTGGAAGTGGCGGGCTTGGTGGAACAGCAGGAACAGTAAATACATATTTGGATGGAACTGGATTTAGGGTTGGGCAAGAAGCGGCGTGGAATATTGATGAAGGCGACTTACAAGTAAGATTAATTAGTTACTACTATTCAGTCCCAAACTTCCTCAGATACCTTAACTTTTACTTGCCTGCAGGAACAACATCATACACTGAGCTCGGGTTTACTTACGAACGGGGCACGTATCAGGGCAACGATGGTGTGCGTGATAACTATTCGTGCAGAAGAAAGAAATTAAATATACCTGGAGGAACTGGCGGAAGTGGTGGTCCAGGTATTGGAGCATATGATGTTCGCGCTGGCGGGTCAGCCGGAACCCAACCCGTTGGAGCGGCAATAGGTGGAAGTGGCGGCTACGGCGGCAATTGGGGAGCGAGCGGCAATACAGGTGCAACAGGTGGGGTAGCTGTCCCCCCGAATCAAGAATATATAAGTGCTGGGTCAGCAGGAACGGCAGGTGGATTAGGTGGATATTACATAGTCGGCAACTCAAATGTACTTG